CAGGATCTACTTTTGATGGTAGAGTTATGCTAGGACCTAACGTAAATACTGTTGGAAAGGCGTATCCATTCCGTGCAATGGATATCTTATTAGGAAGCTAAGTAATGATAATGGAAGAGGCTAATTAATGGCTAGAAAAATCTTGTTGGAAACGCACTATACTTTTACGCCATCCACAAAGACAGTTGTAATTCCGCGCTACATCCCTAGAGAGCGTCTGCTGCTTATTACCAACGTGACCACTAACCAGGTCATCTATAACTTTTCAGACCCTAGCCTTAAGGCAACCAGCTACACAGCCGTTATTGACGCAAGCAACAACGGAACAACTACTCTTGTATTGAATTACAACACAACAGCAATGACGCTTTCTGACAAGCTTCAATTCACTATTGATGAGTTTGCAGAGCGTATTCTTCCAGCAGAGGCCTTAATGGACCCTGTACAAAAAATGCGCGTTTCAGAACCTCAGTCACTTATTGATACTGACTTTGAATACGGTACACAGCCTACTAAGTGGGAAGTACTTTCACTTGTAAACAACAAGCCTTGCCAATACTACGATATTCAGGACCCTGTTGCTCAGCCTTCAGGCGGTGCTCGTACAGTTACAGCTGTGACAGGAACAGGCTCTTCTCGCCTTGTAACTGTTGTTACCTCTTCAGCTCACGGGCTTGTAGTAGGAGATAAGTTCTTTATCCAAGATACAAATGACCCATACGCAAACGGGTGGTTTATGGTTCGTTCTGTAGCGACAACCACAGTTTCTAACGACACATTTACGTACTATTCTCGCGCTAACATTCTTACAAACGGCTCTATCCTAGATGCTACTAAAACATTTATCTACAAGGCGTTGGATTACTCATCTTCAACAATCCCAGTTTCTGCTACAGCAGGTGCTGCATTTACAGCCTCTGGAACAACAGTAACTGCAACAACCACTAACGCTCACGGTCTTGTTCCTGGATGTCTAGTATTTATCAAGGGAACTACAGCAGCTACATCTAACCCACCTAACGGTGCCTGGGAAGTTAAAACAACACCTACTGCTAACACCTTTACTTTTGAGGTAGTGGACGCACCGTCAGGGGCAATCACATCTCTAACAACATCTCTTACTCCACGTACAGGTTCTCAATCTATTCACCGTCCTTTTGATGGTGGTGTAAAGTTTACAACAGGTACTTCAGCACCTGGTTCTCGTGTTGTTCGTCAAACACGTAAGTACTTCCGTTACCAGTCAGGTAAGGGTATTCAATTCTCTACTGGTTCCATGATGAAGCCAGTGTTTGCTGTTGACAACGTAACCTCATCTTCTAACGTTGTAACAGTTACAACACACTACGAGCACTTCCTTGGAGTAGGCGCAACGATTGAAGTTACAGGCTCAACAGATACTGCCTACAACGGTACTTGGACAGTCGCATCTGTTCCAACTCCTTTGTCCTTTACTTATGTAGCCTCTTCTGTACCTGCATCAACACCTGCTCCAGGATGGCCTATCAACATCGCCCCAACTAACTGGTACGGTGCTCAAGTACGCCTAGGTATGTTTGATGACCAGAACGGTATGTTCTTTGAGTACGACGGTCAAAACTTTAACGTTGTACGTCGTGATGCTACAGAACAACTCTCTGGAGAGGTAGCAACTACTCAAGGCTCACAGTCTGTTACAGGAACAAATACCTCTTTCTCTACTCAGCTAACTCCTGGAGATGAGATTGTTATTCGTGGAACAACTTATTCAGTTGAATCTATTGCTAGCAACACATCTATGTTTATCTTCCCTGAGTACCGTGGTCCATCCATTACTGGTGGAGGAGTTGTAAGTAAGGTAGTTGATTTCAAAGTACCTCAGAGCCAGTTCAACATTGACCGTCTTGACGGTACTGGCCCATCAGGTATGGTCCTTAACCTTTCCAAAATGCAAATGTTCTACATTGACTATGCTTGGTACGGCGCTGGAGCAATTCGCTTTGGTGTTAAGGACGAGTATGGTGAAGTCATTTACGTACACCGTATGACACACGCTAACGTTAAGACATCTGCATACATGCGCTCAGGTAACTTGCCTGCACGTTACGAGGCAGCCAACGACACGCCTCGCACAGTTTTATCAGCAACAGCTTTAAACTCAGCTAGTTCTATATCTGTAGCAAGTACTGCTGACTTCCCATCAGCTGGAACACTATTTATAGCAGCAGCGGGTGCAACAGGTGCAATTGAGTATGTCTCCTACACAGGCAAGACTGCAACAACCTTTACAGGTTTAACTCGCGGACTTACTAACGTAGTTATTAACCCAACTACAGGTGCAACAGGTGGAGCTTCTGCAGCAACAACATTTACATACTCTGCAACTGCGCCTATTCCAGTACGTCTTTACTCACGCCACGTGGCAACAGGAACTAGCCACTGGGGTTCTTCAGTAATTATGGATGGTCGCTTTGATGAAGATAAGGCCTACATTTTCCAGACAGGAATGGCAAACTCAATTGTTGTTCCTCGTGGTAACACAGGTACACGTTACGGCCTTCTAAGTCTTCGTGTAGCACCTTCTGTTGATAACGGAGTTGTTGGAATTCTTGGTCAACGTGAACTCGTTAACCGTATGCAGCTAACCCTAAAGCAGATGGACGTACTTGCACAGTCCGTAGCTTCTGGAGCCGCTGCCCCTGGTGTCTACCTCATTGAGGTCATCTTGAACGGCAAAGTAAACACCGCATCAGGTAACAACTGGGTAAACGTTGGTGGCTCAAGCCTTTCACAGGTTCAGTACCACGCAGCTAACACAGTTATTACAGGTGGAGAGCCAATTCTTTCCTACTTCGTAAGTACAGTTACTAACGAAGCTTCTGTGGTTGGACAAGACCTATCAACTGTTCGTGAACTTGGTAACTCTATCCTTGGTGGCGGTACAACAACTGTTGCAACTACAGATGGGTCTAACATCTTTCCAGATGGTCCAGACAAGGTAACCATCACTGTACGTAACCTCAGCGCAGCAAACGTAACCACATCAAATATTAACGGACGTCTATCCTGGACTGAAGCGCAAGCATAAGGAGGCTTCAAGGTGGCTTTAAATAAGCTTAACCATATCTACGGAGAACCTCTTGTTGTTAGTTCGCTAAACACCACGGGTGACACCGTAGTATCCGGCTCTTTACGAGTCTTAGGATCAACTACGCTTGCCTCTGCATCTATTGGCGCAGTCACAAATGCCCAAATACAGTACCTAGCAGGCCTTACAAGCGACGTTCAGACCCAACTTAATGGTAAAGTTACCGCCGCTCAAGTTGCATCTGTCTACGCCCCTTTAACAGGCGCTACCTTTACCGGTGCAATCTCTGCTACTGATCTAACCCTTACTAATGACTTAACCGTAGCTAATGGTGGAACCGGCCTAAGCGCTACTACTAAGGGCGGAATCTTTGTAGGTAACTCTACAACTGCCTTTACTAACGTCACCGTTGGATTAGACGGCTACTTGCTTACTGCAGATAGCGCTCAAGCAACAGGCCTTAAGTGGGCAGCCGCCCCAGTAAGCCTTCCAAGTCAAACCTCTAACTCAGGTAAGTTCTTAACGACTGATGGAACTAGCGCATCTTGGACAACCCTAAACGCTCTTCCAACTCAAACAGGTAACAGCGGTAAGTATCTAACTACTGATGGAACAACAGCATCTTGGGGAACACTCACCGCATCTAACCTAACCGGTGGAACTCTTTCATCTACCATCTTGGGTAACTCCGCTGTATTTATTGGTACAACCTCAGTTGCGTTAAACCGCACAACTGCAAACCTTGCCCTTACTGGAATTACAAGCGTAGCGTTCCCAGGCTCAACTTCTGGTACTACAACTGTTCAAGCATCTGCAGCAGCAGGTACAACTACCTTTACTCTTCCAGCAACTACAGGAACAGCCGACCTTGTTGGTAACACTTTCTTTGTTGGAACAACCTCTATTGCTAATAACCGCGCCTCTGCTGCTCAGACACTGACAGGCGTAAGCATTGATGGTAACGCCGCTACTGCTACTAACGGCCTTACTACCTCTAACTACAGCTCTTATGCCGTACCACTAGCTGGTGGAATTATGAGCGGTATTTTAACTATTGGAAGAGTTGGAGACCAGATCCACCTTCACCCTGCAGTTAATGGAACTGCAGGAAAAACAGTTCTACTTAGAAATGACGGCTCTGATTACTACGTACTTTTAGCTGATTCAAACACAGCCCCAGCAACAGCTAGCTGGAACGCACTAAGACCACTTACTATTAACACAACAACGGGTGTCCTAAACTCTGCTAATGGCCAAAATTTTAGTGGTGGAACAACTGTTAGTGCAAATAACCTTACCATCACTTCTGGAAACCTCGCTTTTGGAGCAGCTAATCCAATTATTTCTGCTTCTAGCTATGTACAGTTTCAAAATGGAATTTACGTTTCAGGTGGACCATCTCTATACACTGAGCCAGTTATCTCAGCTCGTGGCGGTATACGCAATGACACATCAGGTGCTCTTAGCATAACAGGCGGTACTACTGGGCAAGTTAACTTCACGGGGTATATAACAATTGCCTCTGATAAGCGAATTAAAAAAGATATCGTAAAGATTGATAACGCCCTTACTAAGGTAAACTCTCTTAACGGATATACCTACCTTAAAGAGGGACGAACAGACCGCGAGATGGGTGTTATCGCTCAAGAGGTCCTTAAAGTTGCACCTGAACTTGTGTCTGAGAATGAAGATGACGGAATGTTGTCAGTGTCTTACCAGAATATGGTAGCATTGCTTATTGAGGCAGTTAAAGAACAATCTATTCAGATCGCTTCTCTTGAGGAGCAAGTAAAAGAACTTAAGGGTTAATAAATGACTACTACTATTTCGGGCTCAAACATCACCTTTACTGACGGCTCTACTTGGGCTGGAGCTACACCATCAGTAGTTCCAGATACTAATAGCTCTAATACTGCTACCTCATACAATGTTGGTTATTTGGCGTTTGGAAACACTGTGTTTGTAGCAAACTTAGGGTACAGCAGTTACTATCTTCCAGGCGGTATTTATTGCGGGTTAAACAACACTACTGTTTGGAAAAGCGGCATAGGAGCTACAACTTTAGTAGTTGGAGTAAACAATACTTATGGTGGAACTACACAAGATTTTGGTTCACAGTGTTTTTATATGGCTGGCACAGTAAACGCTTCTGCTGCGGGAACTTGGAGATTTAGAGGGCAAGCTGTGGCTAAAGGTATAAACCAAGATAAAGGAAACTTTGCCCTTGCAGAAAGGGTTGCATAATGCCTATAAGTCTTAGTGGAACAACTCTTACAGCACCCTCTGGTACTTGGACCTCTCGGCCATATTACGCTGCTATTGGCGGTAATTATTCTATAGGATACGCTTTAGGTGCATACGTTATGACTATGCAGGTAAACCCTAAAACACCACAGTCATTAATAAACGATGTAGTAGCTGTAAACGGTACAGCGGGTTACTTAATTCCATGGCCTACTTGTTATTGGGCCTACTCTCAAGGTGGCGGTCCTTTTAATAATTATGGGGTCACTGGGTTCATTACCTCTGTGTCTAGCGTTGTTAATTTTCCGCAAACTAATACCAACTACTATGCTATCCCAGGGACATGGAGAGCATCTGGTTGGACAGGCGATGCTACATACATTGATGAGCAGTACTTCTATCAGGTGTTTAGGAGAGTTGCATGACAATGACAGTAGACGGTAACTTCATTACCTATAATGATGGAACTACACAACAATCTGGCGCTTATAGAGTTATAGACGGAAACGGCGCCACAAGCGCATCTGCCTTTAACGTAGGAACATACTTTTTGGTAGATACCCAAATTTATAGTTCACGAACAAACCCTATTCCTTTAGATGGCTGGGGTCGCACATACTCAGGACCATGTCTTAATGGAAATGGTGCTCTTTATAATGGTAACGTTGGGTATATCCAACCATTTCTACAGACCTCTGCCACAGGGTATGATGTTATATACGCAGGTACTTGGGTTTCTAGAGGATCAGGTTTATCGCAAGCTTTTGTAGTACGAGTAGCATAGGAGAATAAAATGGAAAATAATCCACTAAGTAATGTAAGAGATGTAATGCGTTTGATTGAAGGATCTGATGAGCGCTTTCAGTGCATTGTAGACCTAACATTGGATGGAAAGACAGAAGCCGTAGGCTATGTAGCGGTTAATGGTGATGTTGCAGCCACAGGCCAATGGGTCTATGAGCAAATCATGAGTGGTGCAGCTGGGCCTATTGCTGAGTTCACACCTCCACCTCCTCCAACCAATGAAGAATTAGCCGAGTTTGCAAGGAATCGTAGAGTCTTTTTGCTTCAAGAGGTAGATGTTGTAGTGTCTAACCCACTACGCTGGGCTGGCTACACCGCAGAACAACAAGCGGTTATCGCAAAGTATCGTCAAGATCTATTGGACATTACAGACCAAGCAGGCTTTCCTCAGGAGATTAACTGGCCAGTAAGCCCGGTTTAAAATGGCGTTCTATTCTTTTACCTACACAGTAAACAGTGTAAAGGGAAACCCTGAGCGTGAACAACATGCTCAAAAGATACATGACTATATGGGTAAGATCACTACCCCTCTAGGAACTCCCACTATCTCTCTTACTAATAAGAAAGAATGTTGGGAGTGGTTAGAGGAAAATCCGGATTTCAATATAGATCTTGTAGGGTACAACCCTGGCCACTATTCTAAATCTCAAGTTATTAGAAAGTTCTCTAAAAGAGATGGTTGGAAGTACGGGGAGATTGGCGTATGGGCTAGTAACTTTCTTGCTTGGAAAGCATTTGTAAACGCCCCACAGGATTGCCTTATCCTATTTGAAGACGATCTTATTATCCAAGATGACTTTATGCAAACTCTGCATACCTACATGGATGAGCTACCTGAGGATTGGGAGATATTCTACTTTTTTGTAGACCCATCAACCCACGTATTCTACAAACCAAACGAGCATCACATTAACAAAGAGCATGTATCTAAGGTGTACCAAGACTGGTCTAATGCCTGCTATGTGATAAACAAAAAAGCTGCATCCAAACTATACTCAGAGATCCAAGTCAACCCTATTGATCTACCTGTAGATTGGCACATCTTAAAAAGACTAGATGTGTTTAATGTCTACACTGTTTTGCCTACAGCCTATATGCCATGTAGTTTGGTCCCATTTATACGGTCAAGCTTTCAAAGCTCACAGAAAAGATGGGATCTAAGTAAGCCGTATGAGGAGTGGGGTGTTGATGACAAAGGTATACCTCACAGCCCACTAGCCTACGTAGACTTGTTAGAAAAACAGTATAAAAAAAATGACTAACATTTTATATAACATTTTTCATTCGGACAAAGATGTAGAGAGAAATAACCTTTATAGAGAGGCCGACCATAAACTACAGCTTATAGGTACAAAACTTGATACCCCTACCATATTAATATCTGGGCCAAGATCTCTTAAAAAGTTTTTAACTGAGAACCCAGATTTCAACATAGACCTTAAAGGCTATGACCCACGTAAGTACATGGATCCTAGATCCTGGCTTTTTGGTCGTGTCTGTAGGGTGGGGTGGAAGTATGGGGAGATAGGTATATGGGCAAGTAATTGGGTTGCTTGGAAAAACTTTTTAAGGACCGACGCAGAGTACCTCATACTTGCTGAAGACGATATAGTATTAATAGATGGCTGCAAGCAACTGCTGGAGATGTACATGGATCATCTACCTGAAGGTTGGGATCAGTTTCATCTGTGGGCACCTACAATAGACCGACCACTGTACGATCCAGACAAGCATAGTATAGGCAATATGTACATATCCAAAGCTTATCAAAACTGGTCTAATACCGCCTACCTGCTGAGCCGGAGTGGCGCACAAAAGCTTTTAGACGATGTGAAAAAAAGAAGTATTAAGTTGCCTTTAGATTGGCTTTGGTTTCAGGAGTCAGCCGAGTTTGATTTTAACTGCTACACCATAACCCCACAAAGTACCCACCTTTGCTACAACTATAAGGAGGTAGAGTCTACCTTTCATTGGCAAATGAAGCGGGAAGACCTGACAAACTACGACTCTGGCCTGTAAGCTTAGCTAGGTATCCAGAGGCAATACACTAATTTTTATAGTATAGTAAGACCCTAATCTTAAGGAGCACACATGCCAGCAGACTATCCCGGTTTAGTTCACTCATTTAGCCCTCGACAGGATCTGGTTGATACTGTTATTGCTGATAACGTAAACGCCCTGCAGTACGAGGTGACAGCTGTTCAAACAGTATTGGGTAGCTCAGCAAATAGCACCAACCCACTGGTATCTACCTTCTCAGGTACATGGAGCACAGCAACAACAACTTGGGGCACAGTAGGTGCTCGCCTTCTTAATATTGAAGCCGGTCTTGTTAACGGCGTTCCTAACGTACCTTACGTATTAAAAACGGGTGGAAGCACTATTACTACCGCCTCTAACAAAGCTCTTGTGCTTCAAACAGGAACAGGAAGCTTAAACCTTCTTGAATCATATTCATCTGGAGCAGTACTAGGGTTCAACCTAGACTCCTCAGGTATTCCTAAAGTAGGAACTAACAATGTTCTGTATGTGGGAAGCACAGAGTATGTAGCTTTAACTACTGCAGATACAAGCTCATCAAACGCAGCTGCTACAAAAATCCCTCTATCTACAGTTACAACGGCCGGGGATCTTATCCTTGGCTCAGGTAATGCCACTGTAGTACGACTTGCTCGTGGAACAACTGGTCAAGCTTTAATTATGAGCGGCACATCTGTTGTGTGGGGTTCTCCGGTAGATGCTACTAAGATCCCTCTATCTACAGTTACCACAGCTGGTGATTTAATCCTAGGTACAGCCTCTTCAACTGTAGGACGTTTAGGTATTGGTACTAATGGTCACATACTTACCTCTAACGGAACAACAGCTGCATGGGCGGCCCCTGTTGTTACAGCAGCTCAGCTTACTACAACTAACTCAGCTGTTGCAACAGCTCAAGCAGCAGCAGATGCAAAGATTCCATTATCTACAGTAACTACTGCTGGAGATTTAATCCTTGGTACTGGAGCTTCTACAGTTGGTCGTTTAGCTCGTGGATCATCAGGTCAAGCTTTAATTATGAGCGGAACATCTGTGGTATGGGGTGCCCCAGTAGACGCTACAAAAATTCCTCTTTCAACTGTAACAACTGCTGGTGACTTAATTGTGGGAACTGCAAGCTCTACTGTAGGACGTATTGGTATCGGCGCCAACGGAACAGTATTAACAAGCAACGGAACTACCGCTACTTGGTCAGCACCGTCAACAGCGTTTGTAAGTCAAACAAACGGCACCGTAACGACAGCATCAACCTCCTCAGCTGTAGTTCGTAATATTCACACATCTACTTCTACTCCAGTATCCGGTAACGGTATAGATGGAGACGTCTGGCTTGTGTATACATAATGGCGGGCCGTGTTAAGGTAGCAGGTACTTGGAGATCCACACCTGCTGTATACACTAAGGTAGCTGGAAGCTGGCGTACAGTAAAAACAGGGTATATTAAAGTAGCAGGTACTTGGAGAATATGGTTTTTAGCTGCTATCACTGACTCATTTACTAGAACCACAACTGTAGGTACTTTAGGTAATACAGATACTGGAAACGCCTGGTCGGTATTAAGAGGTTTTTGGAACGCTAACGGCAGTAAAGCATATGGTACGCTTCCAGCGTCCAACAATAACACCGGTGCGTTAGCAGTTGTTGAACTAGGTTCTCAAAACAAAGTCGTTAGCGCAGAAGTTAGCCCTGGTATGGGTGTGGTTGTCTGGGGCGTTGACGCTAATAACTGGTGGGCTGTAACGCACTATAACTATGATTATACATACAGCTACACCACAACGTGTACAAGCTGCACAACCTGTAGTCAAACCGTGTATTGTTGCGGATCTTGTCCCTGCAACAACGGTTCCCCAGATACTATGGACTGCTGTTGCGGCGGTTATACCCAAGTATTAGAATGTACACAGTACAGCGCCTATGGTGATTGCACGCAGTATGGTTACGTGTCCGTGTACGATAACTGCGTATCCTTGGGCTGTGCCTGCGGTAACGCTATCGAAGAACAGTCTACCTGTTGCGGTAACTGCTGTACTGAATATTACACTTGCTGTACTAACTACTCTTGTACTGAATCAGCTACAGCTACAGAAACGCAAGTAAGAGTTCTTAAATGCGTTGCAGGTACAGTAACGGTGGTACATACTCAATCCACACCAAATATTCCTCAAAAAATAACTGTAACTACCTCGGGGGACACCTTAAGTTATACAGCATCGCAGATTAACGGAACACTTCCATACACATATAGCGCAGCACAAACTACGCCAAACAAGGGTACAAAACCAGGTATAATTACTGTAGCCGCAGGACCAACAGGAATCACCAATCTTCTTGATAACTTTGCGGCATCACCAAACTAAGGAGCATAATATGAGCACACCCTATGACCGTCCAGCTAGGCCTTGGGACCTGTATAATAAAAACTTGGGACGAGTAGATACTTTAGATGCTGAAGCGCGTTTTGCTATCTGCAAAGCATGTCCATCTTTACTACCTACGGGAAACTGTAAAGAGTGTGGTTGCTTTATGTCTCAAAAGGTAAAGTTACCAAACGCATCTTGCCCACTACATAAGTGGGAGTCAATACGAATTTCATACAAAGAAGAGATAGAGGAATAGCAAATGACTACAGAAACACCTAGAGTAATACCGCCTAATATTGTGGCTTACGTACTTGATAATGAAGTTGTACAAACCATTCATTTAGATGAGCGTATGGCCGCTATTGTTTTAAGCGAACCTTTAGTAATTGATGTTACAGAACTTGGAAAACAAGGTGTACGAAACGGTGACATCTATGATCCAGAAACCGGAACGTTTAGTCGTACTACTGAATAAGGAGATAAAATGCGTGGAGACAAGCGTGAGGGTCGATTTAGTATTGACTTTGAACGTTCCTCCAGCATCTCTGGAGTAACTAAAGAACTAGTACATACCGTAGGCACAGCAATTGATTGGTATATATACGACAACGTCAACAGTATCATTGACCCTATATATGATGTAGGAGCTGATGGTATTGGTGGCGGACGTATGTGGAAACCAAAAATTGTTATACCTGCAATTAACGCAAACCTAGATCAAGGCACATCTGTGTACGATCAACGAGGTTTCTATAACACAGATACTCTTAATATAGTATTTAATATGGACGTTATAGAAAACGCTGTAAGTCTATATGGAACTGTAGCTGAGAATATTAGACGCCTATCTACAATAACTACTAACCCTGACCTATACCTAAGAGACAGAATTGTCTTTAGAGATGGGGTATTTTCTCCAATTCGGATTGGGTTAGACGGACTTTTAGGCGATAAATATACTATGGTTAATGTTCAATGTGTTCAGGTTAACCCTGAAGAAATGGTTAACGACACTCAGTTCCAATACTATGCACTACTTAACTCTCAAAATTGGGCTCCATTCGTACATGAAGGTTACGGAGATGGATACTACGGCACGGAAGGATACGGCTACTAATGCCATTAATTAAACCAACTAAAGGATCACTAGATTGGGACGTAAGTCTTAACGCTGCTCTTGACACGTTAGACGCAGAAAAAGCCCCCAAGGCTAGTCCAACATTTACTGGAACAGTACGTCTGACAAACACCACTGCACCTACCGTCAATATGACGGGTGGAGGAATCCTCTACGTAGAGGCTGGGGCTCTAAAGTACAGAGGCTCTTCAGGCACTGTTACCACAATTTGTCCTGCATAATGGCAAAGATTAAAGCCGGTGGGGCAGACCACGTTGTAAAAAAGAACAAAAAAGGCGAAATAATTGTTGATCATGCTGCTAGCGCTAAGGCTGGCAAGTATGATAAGATTAACCTGACCAAGAAAGCTGGAGCTAAAACCGTCAAAGAAGGCGAGAAGGCAACCAGAAAATGGCATAAAAAGAACCCCCATACGAAAGGTAAGAAATAATGTGCGCTACCTGTGGCTGCGGAATGCCTAAGAATAAGCATGGCCAGAAGACATTAGCTAAAGCTAATAAGAAGTTTGATAAGAAAAAAGCTTGTACCTGCGGTACATGTAAGTCGTGTAAAGCAAAGAAAAAGAAGTAATGATTTAGCCCCCAATAGGGGGCTTTTTCATTTATGATATCCTATGACGCCAGAGAAATCTGGAACCCTGCAGCTACACCCTTGCACCTCTATTGGAGGATTTATGATTAACCTTACTAATCGCATCCTGCGTGAAGAAACGGATGCCGACAAAGTTGAGTTCGTTCGTGGTGTTTCCAACCTAAATAACAACGGCGGTAAGAAAGTCGTTGGAGGTTTAGTGGCAGGATATATCATCGCGAAGTGGCTCACAAAAAATGGGTAAGCCTTCATGGAAAGCAATGATGCTGCAGCCTATACGCCAGCAAGAAAAGAAGCTCACCTCTGCCTATGAGCAGATAATGCGTGCAAGTGTCGCAGCGATGCCTAACTGGACACCGGAAGCTGTAAAGAGTATTAACATGCGCTATAAAGATGGCGGACATGTAATCACCTATAATGATGACAGTATTCTAGATATTGAAAATGGCACCCCAGACCAAGATTTGTCCCCAGCTATTCGAAATTTTATGATAAATAGGGGCGGTAAATAACTATGCCTATTTTTATTAATGAAGATGCCGCCTTAAAAAAACGTATTAGCGGCTTGACGGTATCAGATAGCGGGAACGCCTCAAGACCTGTACCTGTGTTTTACGGACACCCTGACAAAGACATTCGTAGCCAGACCTATCCATATATCACTATTGATTTGATCGGTGTATCAGAAGACCGTGAGCGTGCTCATAGAGGCTATGTACCTCTTACTTACAAACCTGAAGGTATGGATCTTGGTGACCCTACAAGCGGCGCCCAGAATATGGTCAGCATGCCTATACCACTAGATTTATATTACCAGGTCTCTACTTGGTCACGTCAACCACGGCACGATAGACAGATAATATCTGCTATGCTTAGCCCAGTAAGAATACCATATAGATTTGGACAACTCTGGATCCCAGAAGATAGCACATGGCGTCGTATGGATCTCCTAGGGTTTACAAAAAGAGACACTAATGAGGGCGGTAAGCGCCTTTTTAGTAATGTCTACAATCTTCGTGTAAGTGCGGAAGTATTTACCGATGAGTTTGTACCAGCTTACCAAGTACTAACAGACCCTAACATCGAGCTAACGTGGCAGACAACCTCGTTTACTACCCCCACAAACTAACTACAATCCCGTTACTTTAAGAAAATAACCTAACCTAAAGGAGTAAAACTAAATGGCAACATTCAGTCGCCCAGGCGTCTATGTCCAAGAAGTGTCTCTTCCACAGCAAGTTGGCTTGCCAGATACTAGCGCCTCAGTAGGCGCAATGGCAGGTGCTCTTTCTAAGGGCAATGCAACTGATCCTCAGTTGATTCAATCTTGGGGAGACTTTGTGAAGACATTTGGCGGATTAAATGACACCTACCCATTAACATGGGCCGCATACAATTTCTTCGCAAATGGCGGAGGATCATTGTACGTACGTCGTATCACTGGTGCTGGAGCACTTCCAGGAACCATCACATTTATTAACCAAGCCGCATCAACTACTACGCTTACAGCCACTGTTACTGCAGCTTCTGCAGCAGCAGGTACAGTTACATACACAGCTGCAAACACATTTGCTTCTGGACAGACAGTAACTATTACAGGCCTTAGCACAGCTGCATTTAACCTATCAGCTGTAACTATTGCATCTGCATCGTCAACACAGTTCACAGTAACAAATGCTGCAACAGGCACAGCCGTAACAGGTGCTACAGCTACAGCTACAGTTACAATCACTGCTACACCTGTATTTACACTTAGCGCTGTAAACGCTGGAACATGGTCTGGTTCATATTCAGCACAGGTAGTTCCAGCAGGTATTGGAACCCGTTTTGGTCTTAACATCTACTATACAGTTGGTTCAGCAACAAGCCTAGTAGAATCATTTACAGATCTAAGCATGACTTCAACTGATAAGTACTACTTTAAGTCTGTAATTGATACAACATCAAGTATTGTAAAAGTATCCCCATCAGGAATTTCTACCACTGCGTTCCCATACACAGCGGCTACAACACCTACTGCATTTTCTGGTGGCGCCGATGGTGCTGCTCTTGTACGTGCAGACTACTCTGCTGCATGGCCATCATTTGACCCTATTCAGAATCCTTTGCTTGTTTATGCAGCTGATGCACCATACGCATCTACATCTTCACTAACAGCTCAGATTCATGGAGATGCTATGGTTTATGCAGCATCACGCGACGATGCATTTGTAATCATAGATACTCCTTCAGGCCTATCTGTTACAGCAGCTAAAGCTCAAGTAACAGCTACTATGGCAATCGGTGCCGCAGCTACAACTGGAAACATTGCAGCTGCTTACTACCCATGGGTTAATATCCCAGACGGCAATAAGATCCCTGGAGCAGTTCGTGCTCAGGCACCTGGTGCTGCAATGGTTGGTCAGTTCTTAGCCACAGATAAAAGCCGTGGAGTATTCAAGACCCCAGCAGGTTTAGGTAACAAGATTGCTCTTGCAGTCTCTACTGATCACCAGTTCACTAACGCAGAGCTTGATGATATCAATACATACGCTGACCCAATCAACGCAATTCGCAACGTCCCTGGCGCTGGAATTGTTGTTATGGGTGGACGTACTATGGATAACACACCTGGCAACCGCTATATTAACATCCGTCGTTCTCTAACATTTATTGAAAAGCAAGCTAGAGATCTTAGTGCTTTTGCTGTATTTGAGAATAATGATTCTCTTTTGTGGAATAATCTACGTACAGGAATTGGCAATTTTCTTCTCAATTATTGGCAACAAGGCGGTCTTCGTGGTAACTCTCCAACTGAAGCTTACTTTATAAAAGTTGACGAGACTACAACTACTTGGTCAGACATTCAAAATGGTCGAGTAAATATCGAAATAGGCGTAGCCCTACAATACCCAGCAGAGTTTGTTGTCATTAGAATTGGACAACTAACAGGAAACGCAACAGCGTAAAGGAGATAAACAAAAATGGCCGATGCACCAAAAGTATACTCAAATGCACTCAGTAATGAAATACAGGCTACAGGAAAACTAATTACAGATCCAGTTCGTAATTTTAAGTTTCTTGTTACCTTCTCGCCTACCAACGGCGCACCTACCTCATGGAAGGGCGGGTTTGGAACAATGGGCTTTGTATCATTGTCTGGACTTAGCGTAAACACAGAAGCTATTGCATACCGCGAAGGTGGTTACAATACCAACATGCACCAGATTCCTGGACAATCATCCTTTACTCCAATTAGTTTATCAAAAGGCGTAATGCTTAATCAAAATGGTAACTCTCTTTGGATGAAGCGTCTGTTTGCAATTATGACTCCAAGCGCTACTTCAGGTATTGGATCAAACTTCCGTTGCGACCTAGACATCCAGGTCCTAAGCCATCCAAACCCAGCTGGTTGGAAAGGCTCAGATTCAGTTGCACCGGATGCAGAAAATGCGTACAAACAGCATACGTCTTTGCGTTTTAAGGTTTATAACGCATGGATCACATCTCTATCATACAGTGATATGGATGCAGGAGCTAACAGCCTCATGGTTGAATCAATGCAGCTTGTGCATGAAGGCTTCGACGTAAGCTACGCTGAAGACCTAACAATAGCTAAGACCGCACCAGCACTTCCATAACCACTACATATAAGGAAACAATATGAACACAGATACAGTTATAAATTCGCACACAAATCCTGAACTAGCAAACAAGTTAGCTAAGAAAGCTACAGAGTTGTCTGATCAGGAGGCAATGGTGAAAGCGGTAAAGCCGCCAGTAACTTTGCCTCCTGCTACAGACGTAGATCTTCCTGGCGGTTTGTTTGATCCGTTTAACGGTCTTATTTCTAAGGCAGAAATTAGAGAGCTTACAGGTGTAGACGAAGAGGCAATCTCTAAAATCGTTGATCCTGGTAAAGCTCTTCTTGCTATCTTAGAACGAGCTACAGTTAAAATTGGAGATGAGCCAGCTACTAAAGAAGTACTTGATTCTTTATTTTCTGGGGACCGAGAGATGCTTCTTCTAGCTATTAGATGCGCTACTTTTGGAAATGAAATTAAGTTAGGTCCTGGATTGTGCCCTCACTGTGAGGAAGCGCAGACCTTTAATATAGACCTTTCTAAAGACGTTGAGATTAAGCGCCTTGACGACGATGCTGAGTTTATAGTAGAATGTAAAGTTGGCAAAGTTTTGGTAACACTACCAAAGGGTTCTACACAGAAAGCTATTATTGACTCAACAAATAAAACCTCTGCGGAGCTAGACACTATTTTGTTAAAGAACTGTGTTCTAGAAATTAATGGTCGACAGGTCATTAGCCCTGAGGAAGTTAGAAACTTAGCTATGCTTGATCGCAGAACTATTTTAAAGGAAATCGCAGACCGCAACCCGGGTCCACAATTAGGAGCACTAAAGAAAGAATGTCAGTCTTGCGGCCAGGAGGTGCCGCTTCCGCTATCACTAGCGGATCTATTTCGAGACTGAAGTTGATTACGAACTTCTAACTGATATGTATGACTTATTAAGTCAAAACTATAAAGGTTGGACGTTAACAGAGATTCGTTCTTTATCACCTAGAGAACGACTTAACTGGTTATATAAAGCAGCAGATAGACTAAGGCGGTGATTAAATGTCCCAAAGCACGTTGCGTCCTGATGACGCTGACGACTCTGGCTTCTCCATAAACGGATTAGATGAAAAAGAATTTGATGCTCTGCCTAAAGAGATGCTTAAGGTCTTTAAAGAAGTTGAAAAACTTGTAGAAAAGATCATGAAGGACTGGGGCAAGACCCTTGACGAAACAAAAGACACTGCAAAAGAAGTAGGCGATGCTGCTAGCGGTGGCTCTGGCGGAAAGATGTCCGGCAGTCTTGGAAAGTTTAGTAGTCCTGCCGGTAAAGTGGGCATGGGAATTTTGGCTGTGGGCGCTGCCTATACATCCATGGCCCCTAACACTATGGACGCTGTTACTCAGCGTATGCAGGCAGATACGTTTGCCGGTCTTAGTGGTGTACAGGGCGGATCTCGTGGAGCAATCCGTCAAGCTAACAAACTAGTTGGTGGCGGAGCTACAAGTGCTATGGGCCCTACTATGGCTCAAGCAACTCTTTTTGGCAAAGGTATGGCTGCGGGCACAGTAGGTGCTAACAACGTTATGGGGCAGATGGCTGGCTCAACCGCGTTTAGCGGCATGAGTAACCAGCAAGTTGCAGGGGCTGTAGGTAACCTTAACGGCATGTCTCTGCTTCGTATGGGAATTCAACTGCGTGATTCTAATGGTGAAATTAAAAAGAATGATGCCCTTATTAATAAGGTTTATCAGTTCTTGTTTCGTGGACAAAAACTTACTAAAGCTGAAGCTGCTATGGTATACGCTCCACGAAGTAAATCTAATATTACTCTTCAACAAATTTCAGAAGGCGACCCAGATCTATTTAACTTCTTAGCAGCTGGTATTGTTGCTCGCGCTAGTGCTGGAAGCGACAAGAAGTTTAGTGCTGCAATGAATAGTAAAGATCCAAACAAGATGTTGGATGCAATGGGTGTAGATAAGAGTAGCCCTCTACGTTCTAATTATAAATTTAATACAAGTGAAGCAAACAAACTCCTTGCTACAGAAAAAGGATTAGTTGGCGGCTACAACACCAGTTTAAATGCTGCATCATCTCTTAATGATGCTTATACTAAAATGGCAGAGACTCTTGGGCCTGTTAATGATTTGCTTATGAACCTTAAAGCTATCCTACAAACTTTTCCTAATGCTGGTGGTGTAGCTGGCGGCGTAAGTCAGATTGCTAGCACTGGCATGAATGCCGCAATGACAGCAGCAATGTTACGTGGAGGAGGGGGCGGAGGAGGCGTTAAAGGATTAATGTCAAAAGCTCCTGGAGCACTTACTAAAGTTGGCGGTTCTCTTATGAAGGGTGTGCCTGTTGTAGGAACCGCTGTGTCTGCGTATATGGGGTATAAGAGCGCTAAGTCTAAGAAGGGGTTTGACTGGGGTTCACTGCTGATGAGCACAGGAGCCGGTGCTGGAACAGGTGCTCTTATAGGAGGCGGACTTCCTGGTGCAATCATTGGAGCTCTTGTAGGTGGTGGTTCTAACCTAATTGGTCAACTCTTCGGTGGCGCAGCAGGTGGTGAGCGTGGCAATACTATGGATATTGCTGTTGAAAAGCATACTGCTTCAGGTACCCCAATGCCAACTGCTAGTCCAGTACCTGCTGGAACAGATGTCACATCTCCGTTTGGTCCTAGACCAGAAGCTGCAAAAAAAGCTGCTGCAGCTGGGCACAAGATCAGCGTAGACCATAAAGGCACAGACTACGGCGTTCCCTCCGGAACACCTATCAAAGCTGTATCAGACGGTGTTGTAGAGAAGACAGGAAATCAACCTACTGGTTGGGGTAACTATGTTCTTGTCCGACACCCTGATGGTAGTAGCTCAAGATACTGTCACTTGCGTCGCATAAATGTAAGCACAAATCAAAAGATTAAAAAGGGAGACATCATTGGTTTATCCGGTGGTGGTGAAAACGATCCTGGTCGTGGAAACTCAACAGATGCGCACCTTCACTTTGAAATTGCAACAAAAACAGGTGTTCGTGTAGACCCTGAAGCTTGGTTAGCAAACGCAAAGATCCCTCTTATTGCTGGGCTTAACTCTCAAGGAAAAAGATCAGAAGTAGGAAGCATGTTGTTTGATGAGTACAACTCACTTACTGATGCGTTTTCTCCAAACAGCCTAGACGGCTTCTTACAGGGTCAAGCAGATTATGGCGGAATTTCTTATAGTGATCTTACTAAGAACTTTAGTAAATCAGAACTTGAAGCCTTTAAAAATGTTACTGATAACTACACCGGTAAGCCAACTAAAAATAAAAAAGAACTAATGACTATGATTGCCGCGGGTGGTTTTAGAGGACCCGCGCTTAAAACTGCATACGCAATTTCTTTAGCTGAATCTGGTGGCCGTTCTAATGCAAAAGGTGATGTATCTTTACAAAATGAAAAATGGGGTCCAAGTGTAGGTTTGTTCCAAATTCGTTCTTTAAAGGACTGGAAAAAGTATAACGATCCTTACCGTGACGCATCCAGACTTACGGACCCAAAGTACAATATTGAAGCTGCTTGGAAGAAAAGTAACGAAGGAACTAACTTTAAGCCTTGGTCTGCATATACTAACGGTGCTTTTGCTAAGCACCTTTCTGAAGCAGATGCTATGGCTAAAGCTGTTGGAGTAGGTGGCGGAATAGGTGGCGGCAATGATTCTATGAACGTCGGAGTTGCTTCTTCACCAGCAACCATGGGTAGTCGCAGCTCCAACGGAAGTACAATGACAGCCAATTCTAATGTTACAATTAACCTGGATATGAGAGTATCTATAGCAAGTGCTAGCCCGGTAGAAGCCGAACGTCTTGTACGGCTTGTGGGGGAAAAACTTAAAAAAGATGCTGACTTTAAAAAGATTGCGAGTAGTTTATAATGCCAACATATCAATATTTTTATACGGTTCAAGCAAACAAAAATTATGATCCTCGAAACTACGGAGGAGGAACAGTTAGTAATACTCAGTTAGCAGAGCTATATGAAAATCCTGACTGGCTTACCGGTGAAACCTCTCATAAAGAAACGCACCCTACTAGAACAACAGACCTTGTAAATGGTGTTTACACTAAACCAGCTACAGAAGCAGCCCCATATGCTACAACACTTAAGGTTAAAAAAAATTTTACTGTAACGTATCTGATTAGATTTTATTTAAAAGTAACTGGATCGACTGGAGGATCTTTAGACGGTGTTTATTATTTAGATAGTAATTGTATTAGTGATGTAACAGTTACTGAGTCCAGTCAGACAGCTCTAAAAAAACAATCTAGTACTTCAATAACTGCAGTAGGTAATTCAACGACAAAGTCTTTCTACCCAAACGTTATAGGAGCAAACAATGGTACTGCTTGGGCGTACTGGTATCTCATAGCAAAAGATAGTTTTAAACTTAATACTCCTTTTACAGTTACAGCAAAAGTAACGCCTCAAAACTACACGTCTCCTAATAACACTGTTCCACATCCTTCAGCAACTGTTGTAACCATTGCAAATACAGACATTGCTGGTATGAAACCAGGAATTAACTGCACAAATGCTCCTGTTCTGACAGCTGTACCTGAAAGTTTTCTTAGTGCATTGACTTCTAGAAACCCATCAACTTTTCCAACTGGTGGCGACTATGCAAACTTTAACTATATATGGGCAGAAGATACGTGCACTAAAGATCCAAAGAGACTTATTATCGGAGTAAAATGGTTTGCTTATAAAGGTACATCAGGAAAACTTAAAGGTAAAGTAGTAGTTAGATACGCTAGAGTTTTTAGCGATAAAGACGGCAACGTAATACAAAACCAATTTTTAGAAGAAGAAGCAGATAAAACAAAAGCATATCGCATGTGTCCTAGTTTAGAAAAAATTGTTGAAGAAATTGTTACAGCAAAATTAGGAAACTGTGGTGAAGAAGTAGACCCTCCTGAGACTAAAGGTGATGATGACAAAGACGCTATTATTACTAGACCTACTCAACCAACAGACGCATTAAGATGGAACCCGCCTCCACACGTAGACTCTAGAGGTGTAGATTACTTTACTAGAGTTAATACAGGTCAATTCTTTAGCGCTAGCGGTCAAGCAATTGACCCTAGTGCTTTTAGAAACATAGTGCTTTCATATGGTGCTGCTCGATCTGAACGTGGTCGCATTTTTCAAGACAAGACTACTGCTAAAGCGATGAACTTAATAGAAGGCGTATCTTTAAATAAAAAAACTGGTAACGCTTTGCAATGGGGATTTAGATTTATGTATAATCCAGAAATGATTAGCTATGACAACTCTGATAAATCCGGAGTTGACTGGACGTATGGATCTAAAGATAAAGGTACCCTTCTTACTGGAAGTCAAACTATTAACTTCGATCTATTAATTAATAGAATACCTGACATGAGCTACCTACTAAACATAGATAAAGAAATTGCAAACGCTCCAAACAATCAATCAAGATACGATATTTTAAGTGTTAATGGTGCGTACGGTAGAGACCTACAACCTTACGAAAGAGAAGGAATATTAAAACGCGGTACAGAATATGATATTGAATTTTTGTATCGCGTCTTAACAGGGGATCCTAAAGCAAACTCTTTATTGTTAGAAAAAGGAAGTACACAGCTCACAGCGGATATAGGCTACACTACAATGGTGCCTGTGTGGTTAATTCTGCACGAAAACATGAGACTATTTGGAGCAGTATCTAGCATCAGCGTAACCCATAGAATTTTTAATCAAAATATGGTTCCTATGCTAAGTCGTTTGTCAATTGGTTTCCAACGTTACCCTGCTGTGGATGGAAAACCTCCTAACACAAGTTCAACCCCAGCTAGTACATGATAAAGGAGATAATAAACTATGGCTATAGAACGTGTATCTAGATATTACGACGGTCCTTTGTCTCAGACAGAGCACAAATATACTGGAGAATATGTAATCTCTGTTTACAGAAAATTTTCTACAAAAACGGATGTTAAATACGTTATGCATACATGGGAAGAAGGAGATAGTTTTGGAATCCTTGCTGAAGCTTTTAACATAGGCCCTAAGTATTGGTGGGAGATTTTAGAAATCAACCCAGAAATATTAGACCCTTTTGAGATCGTTCCTGGAACAAACGTAAGGATCCCTTATGTTAACTGATGTAGAAAGTCCTGGGTGGATACCGTTTGTTTGGCAATCTTCTGGTCAGCTAGTTGATTTTTCTGTTACCTTTCCAAAAGCTAAAGATCTAGACATTAGACTTATAGGTGCTGAGCTGTATCAAGCTAGCGGTGAACACGATATGCTTATTCTTCACTTTAAGGGAAACCCTGATCCTAAACAAAATTCCATACTATCTAAAGACCCTGTTATTTTTACTTTTAGATCTCAAAAATTAAAATCTACTTGGAACGGATACGTAACTCAAATAGAGCAATCTAATACAGTTACTGGTGGAAACACAGACATTATTTGTATAGGACCTTCCTTTTACCTTAAAGATACGTCTCAAAAAATATACAAAAACGTAACAGCAGATCAGGTAGTTTCTCGTATTGCTTCTAAGCATAACTTACAAGCCGTTACACAAAGACATCCAAGAGTAAAAGCTAGCATAGTCCAGGCTGGACAAAGTGACTGGCAGCTTTTACGGCGTATTTCTAAATCAACCGGATTTGTTTTGCGTTGCGAAAACACCTCCCTTCTTTTTGTATCTGTAGATAAAATATACAAAGATAAGAAACAATCCGCCCCATACTTTTATTATATTGGTAGCGACGATAACTCTGGCAGTACCACTAAAGAACTAAGAATGCTTGGAACTTGTTTTGGGTTTAAACCAATAGTTTCTGACAGTTCTCCGGATACTGGAGTTCGTGTAGACCGAGTGATTACAGGTATGCATACACAGAATGGAGCTGTGCTTAGCACTACTCACAAACACAAATCTAAGTCCGTAGGAAATGCGGGAGTTGTAGTGCCTAGCCAGGAGTACTTCTTGCAATGAAAAATTTCTCGAATGATAATCCTTCTTTAGATTCCTCAGCTTCTTTTCAAACACACCACGTATATGAGGTAGCCACATCTTTTGCAGATGCTCAACACATTGCCACAGATTACTCTAATGCAAACAAGTATCAGCATAAAGCTGTAGTAAGTATTGTTGGCCACGCACCACTACGTCCATACGACCCAATATATCTTGACGGTCTTCCTAATGGTATGTCTGGGTATTGGACCGTGCTAACAGTTAAGCACATATTTGGCGGTAGGCCAGCTGACTATATGCAAGAACTTATTGTTGGCACAGACACATTAGGAGATACAAATCCAGATGCTGCTAAAAACTCTTCGTATAGAGATGTACAATCAGAGCTGGCAGGACAATCAATAGATAACGCCGACGCTGCTCTTACGGAATACTCTCTATCTCCAAACTCTTCCTCATTGGAATCGTTAAACGGATCTACAAAATTAACTCGGGTTACATCTGATTCTACGGTAGGTGTTCCAGCGGTAAGCGGCATGAGCCCATTTGCTGACACACCACCCGACATATCTCAAGTAACAAATGTGTTAAAATGGACAGCTACTAGTAGTGGAAGGGTTATTAAATGACAGCACCTTATTCAAATTACGGTGAAGATCCTCAAGGGCGTCTTCGTTTCTTTGGGTTATACTCTGCTATTGTTGCTCCCGGTGTAGACCCGCTAGGAAGAAACCGCGTACTACTTCAGATCAGTATGCCTACTGGAGGTGAAGTATCTAACTGGGCTGAAGGCTGTTTACCTATTACTTCAAATTCAAACCACCCAGATCATCTACCCCATACAGCGGCAGAAATCGCTGCGTTGCTAACCACTCAAGCAACATCTACACCAGATGCATATGGAAGCACCGATATTCCAGCTTTAACTATTGTGGCTAAGCCTGGCGCAGGTCAGTTAAACCATGCGTATTCAAGATCAACTACTCTAAAGCCGGCCAAAGAAATGATAGCGGCTATTGGAAAAAGCTATGTTGTCAAGAACGCACCTACATCAAAGACTGACGTTAATGAAAAAAGTCTGTACACTACAGAGAGCGGTCTTAGTGCACCAGGACTTACCAGCTCAGACACATCAATAAAGGTTCCTGAACACACGTTTCACAGAAACCTTCCTGTAGTGGGGCAAAAGGTTTGGGTCATGTTTGTAGCCGGAGACCCTGAGTTTCCCGTATGGATTGGAGTACAGGCATGACAACAAGTATTGCGTATCCGTACACAATTGATCCCAATGGATTAGTTTCTGCAACAAGTAATAGCACTAAGTTGTATCTAGATAAGGTTTTAACTTTAGTCAGTACTTATATGGGGCAGCGTCCTATGATGCCAGACTATGGTGTAGACTGGTCTGGAGCTCTTTTTGAAAACGATAACGTAGCAAGAGTAGCTATACCTATAGCTATTAGAGGAGCTGTTGCTAAATGGATACCTGAGGTACAGGTATCAGACGTAAATATAAACTTTGATGAGCTTGAAGGTATTGAAAACGTTACTTTAGGACTACTACTTCCTGACAATACGTTTTCAACACTTAACATTAATACAGCAACATTTAATATGGACGGAACGGTTACCTACTAAAATGCAAATTGACTATACATCTAGAGACTTTGAGTCTATCAAAGAAGACCTTATAACGTTAATTAGAACTAAGACAAATAGTGACTGGGACCCTACAGACTATTCAGATCTTGGTTATGTGTTAGTAGAGGCGTTTTCCTATATGGGTGACATTATGTCTCACTACTTAGATCGCATTGCAAATGAAACCTCTATTGATACCGCTATTCAACGCAACACTCTACTGTCTTTAGCTAAGCTGTATGGCTATAAGCCGTCCGGACCAACTCCAGCAGAAGTCTACGTAACATTTACAAACGTATCTACAGCTGCTGTTGACATTCCAGTAAAAACACAAGTACTTGCACCACTATCTTACGGCCCTTACTCTGTAGTGTATTTTGAAACAACTGAGTCAGCATCAGCTTTAGCTCCCGGCCTATCTATTACCTTAAAAGCTCAAGAAGGTATAACAGTAAACACAGACCGTCCAGACCTTATTGACAGCACTTACAACAAAGCGTTGCCAGCAAACCTAGGTACATCTAGCGGAACTGAGAATCAAGTATTCTTAGTTATAGACTCAAATGTTATTGACTCTTCAATTAACGTATATGTAGGACAGTCATCTGCGTTTAGCTTATGGAATTATGTAAGTTCTCTTTTAGAGTACGGTCCTACAGACACAGTGTTTACTACAGAACGTAATAATGACGGCACCTTAAGCATTGTTTTTGGTGATGGAATTAACGGCTCAATCCCACCAGCCAGTCAACTAATCAGCTCTACATATAAAACAAGTGTGGGTGCTGCAGGAAACATTAAGTCAAACTCTATCTCAGAACTAACTTTTATTCCTGGCAATACAGACACTCAAGCTTTAACATACCTTACTGTAAGTAACGTAGCTCCAGCTTACGGAGGAGCAGATGCAGACAACACCAGTCAAATAAGAACAAAAATTAAAGCGGCAGTCTCTGCTAGACGTCGTGCTGTTACACTAGATGATTATGCTGAGCTATCTTTATTAGTAAGTCAAGTAGGAAAAACAAAGGCGCAGTCATCTGTTTACTCATCTGTAAACCTATACCTACAAACTCAAGAAGATAATAGTGCTGCTCCAGGATACCCTCAAGCTACAATTGCCACCGCTTCTGGATCGGGAACTGTAGTCACGTACAATACCACGTCCCCACATGGATTTTCTGTAGGAAATGTTGTAAATATTTCAGGACTATATTTAACTGCATATAATCTTTATGGAGCTACTATTCTTGCTGTCCCTACTACTACATCATTTACAGTAACAAACGCCGCTACAGGTACTTGGAACGCTGTTACAGCAAATGGTCGTACCGGATTAGCTATTAAAACAACTCCTACAAACAACTGGTATGCAATTCAATCTTCTGTACTGCAATATATGACAGATAAGATTCCTGCTGGAGTAACATTAAACATACTTCCTCCTACCTACGTACCTGTTTATTTGGACGCTGCAATTACTATTCAAGATACCTACAAGCAATCTGACATTAAACTAGCAGTTTATAAAGCATTACTTGGAACTAATGGATTGTTCCAATACTCTAAAAATGTGTTTGGTGGAACTGTTCCTCTTTCTTCCGTAATTACAGCTATTCAATCTATACCTGGAGTTATATCTACCTCAATTACTAAATACAATAAAGATGGAGGAGCAAGTGCAGCTAACTTTACGGTAGAATCAAATGAAATTTTATACCTTACTTCATCTAACTTGGTGAGTTCTGTAACCGGTGGAATTGCTTAAGGGGAAAATTAAATGGCAAAATACGGTACTAGACGATATGCGTCTGGGTTTAAGTACGGTGAACTATCTACTGTAGGTGTTTACTATGAATCAAACCTCATAGCAACTTCTTTAGACTACAACATTATTAAAGTTACTTGGGGAACTATTATCCCCGATCCAGCAGATCCGGCAATTACTCACTGGAAATTAGTAAAAAGTTATGTTGGAAGTTTAGATAACCCAGATGATGGGCAATTTGTTGTTGGTGGACCGTACCTAAGTGGTGCGTTTACAAATAGTTATACTGATACTCTTTCTTTTACTGACACAACAGAGATTCATTACTCATTGTGGGTATTTAACGGTATTAACTGGATTAACTGTGGGCAAGATTATGAGATTGCTGTTGCTCAAACTAGCACTATAGATATTGTTACTAGGTGGGTACCAAAAGCTTGGCTTAACCCTACAGTTGCAAATATTGGTGACGGTATCGGTGAGAATGAAGACAACACGCTCTATAAAGTATTAAGTATGTACGCTTTTATGTACGATCAGCTGCGTTCTCAAGCATATCTTTTAGGTAGGGCAGCAAATCCTATTTATACTCCATCTGTTTTATTGAGATATGGAGTTACAGATCTTGCGCTTACATATGAACCTTCTTTAGGAGACAGCTATCATCGTTCTTTGTATGGTTCAGGAAACAATATTAATGCAATTAAAGGAACTAAGTCAGGAATAAACGCATATGTTACCGCACTAACACATTGGAATTCTGATATTGTTAACGGCAATAATTTAATGTTGGACTACAACGACTCTTCCTTTGAAGAAAGCTTAGGACGTTGGGCAGCATCTAGTGGAACTTTAGCACAAAAAACATATGCCGTAGAAACAGGAGTACCGGTTCCTTCTAAAACACAGGTATTGTTTGATCCTATTTTTAAACCTAGACTGCTTGGCTTTGCTCAGCTTACTACCGCTGCTACTACAGCGGTCACACTAAGCTTGCCAAACACCGGAGACAACATAACTCTATATGGTATATCTGTTAAAGAAAACACTCGTTATCTATTTAGCGGTCAAGTACTTCACAGAGACAATGCTGCAAACGTTACAGCTACTATTACCTGGTACAACATGTTTGGGGTATCTTTAGGAAGTACAGCGGCAGCAACAGCATTGACTACGACTACAAGTTGGAAAGAGTTTACAACATCTTCTGACTCTGGAAGAAACGGTCGTCTATCTCCTATTGGCGCTAAGTTTGCTAAAGTAACTGTTACTGTAACCCCATCGTCCGCATCATCTAGTAGGTATGCATTTGATTTACTTCAATTTGCTGAAGCTTATAGCAGCCTTGAATATCAAGACGCAAAACTTATTAGGGTAGAGGTTGTGGGAGATAAAGAAAACTACCTAGCCAACGGTAACTTTGAGTCAGGTTTATTTGGGTGGAATGCCTACAGTGGGTCTTTAGATATTGATAAAACCTTAGCTATTGTATCCACAGTTACCGCCGCTTCTTCTAACAACGCGTATATAACATACACCTCTCAAAACGTATTTGAACCTGGAGTATCTGTAACTGTTGCTGGTTTAAGCACAACAGCATTTAATATTACAGGTGTTGTATATTCAGCCACTGCAACTCAATTTACTATTGCTAGTTCAGCTACAGGCACTGCTGTAACAGGAGCCTCAGGCACTGCTACACGTGTATCGAGTACAACAGCATACGGTGTGCACGGTACACAATGTCTTAAGTTTACAGCTACAGCTGCTAATGCTGCGATTGTTTCTGATTGGGTTGCTGTTGATCCGGGTAAAATTCTTACCTTCAGTGCATATGTTCTAGGCACTTCTACAGACACGGCTATAGCAAAAGTTGAGTTCTCTCAGTACGTGTCTGAAGAAGAACAGACTAGAGTTTTCTCAGATGCAGAAGGACAGTATTACCCTACTACGCACTACACAGTAGAGTCTAGCGCAACAACGTTATCTCTTACAGAAAAGAAACAAATATCTGTCACAGCTAGCACTCCCGCCTACACTAAAGATTCTGGATACCCCTTAGTTAAGGTAAGTATTTATTTTCCTGAAGCAGTTAATACTCGAGCCTATTATGTTGATGGTGCAATGATTGAGCACACAGATACAGCCAGCAGATTCTTTTCTGGTATCGGTGGCATTGCTCCCACAGACCCTACTACCCAACAATACTATTCTCCTGACTATACTCGTTGGGAAACAAAGAATATAGTTAACTATATGTCTAACCCTGGGTTTGACGTTAACACTACTGATTGGTCATCTACAGGAACACTAACAAGGGTAACCACAGACGCTTCTCTTGGGTTTTTGTTTGGAACACACTTTGGTAAGGTAGTGTATACAACAAGCACAACAATTACAGGAGTAGCGTACCTTCCATATGCTGCTGAAGGCGGGGAAGACTTTATTGTATCCGCATATGTAAGAGGTCCTGCAGCAACCTACACTATAAACGGCACAAGTTATACAGTAGGATCAAGTGACACTACAGTGTGGCATAGAATCTCTGGTGTATATAAACTTACTGCAGGAGCTACTAGCTTATCTTGGACAATTTCTGTTGTTGCCACTACTCCAGCAGTCGCTACATATTTTCACATAGATGCAACGCAAGCAGAGTACGGACGTATACCAAACCGTTATGTAGATTCAGCTGACGGTACAAATACCACAACACTGCTTAATCCAATAAACGGCGCTAAAAATATGTACGCTATTCAAGGAGAAAGCACTTACTCAAGTAAGTCTAACTTCTTGTACAACTATCCTGTTAAAGTATCTCGTTTAAAAAACACACTTACAAACTTTATTGGTCATGGAAGCACCTTCTCTATTAAGACTGGCCACGAAAGTTACGGCTATCAAGATTTAACAGAATCTTTAATTCCTAATAACTCTTTTGAAACAAGTCTTGGATCTTGGGTTGTAGTAAACTCTACTCTTAGTAGGGAAATTTCTAGAGGCTTAGAGTTTAACGAAGATGTTACCCACGGCCAAGCCTATGCAAAAGTAACAACTGCAGGGTCTGCAGGAAGCGTTCCTTTTGGAATAAAGACATCAAAGGTATACATCTCTGATAGTGCAAGCTACTACGCTTCTGTTGCTTTGCGACCAAACGCTGCAAATGCGGCGGGAACCTTTGCTTTGAAGGTAGAGTTCTTCAACGCTCAAGACGTATCTGTTTACAGTAAGACAAACACTAAGACCTTTACCACTACCACACGCTGGGCATACCTGGCAGACACATATTCGATTGCCAACATTGCGGGAGCAACGTACGCGATACTAACAGTAACCGCCACACCAACAGGTGGTTATGTATCCGGTCAGAACTTCCACATTGACAGAGTAGTGTTTAGAGAGTAGACTGTTTTATATGGGCACTTTATTAATTTCCGCATTGGCTACAGCGTGTATCCTGTCTGCCGTAGAAGCATTTCTATTCTCATTAAACAAGTGGCGGGGGTTGTTAGGTATTTTCTTTAACACACTCTTTTGTCTACTACTAGGAGTCTCACTTAAGGAACTGGTGCCCTTTGTACTTGGGTCTACCTTTGCGGGTCTTACCCTCTCCTTGATGGTTGAGCAAATCTTTACAGGCTTACCGAAGGGCAATTTGCCAAAGCGCATACCTCCGCGATAGAATATCTATAGAGGAGACATTATGCAATCACCATATTCAAACCCCTACTTGTCGATGCGGGCAAGAGGGCTATTCGCATACTATGCAGAGCTTGGCCGAGTTGTATCGGCTGACGAGCTCTCTGCCGTCATGCCCGAAGGTAGAGACTCAATCCAAGGTGCGATCAACGAATTAAAAGCAAACCTATATATTAAGACTACCAGAGAGTGGAACGGCACCAAGTGGTTTAGCTCTATGAAGTTCACAGAAGGGGCAAAAAAGCTCTTAAGTCTGAATACCGGCTTTTCAGGGCTCTTGTACATTGACAGTGATGCAACTACTAATACTAATACTACTACTAGTAACAATCCTATAGTAGAACTACTACGTAGTTCTACTATATCGAGGACTGCGTCCTCGAGGAATGAAAGAGGTAATGAGATGGGATGGGATTTAGATGGAGAACAACCTAAGTCAAAGAAGCGCTTTCGAATTGACGCAGAAGATGATTCAAGTGGCGCTGTAGGCAAGGTCGAAGACAAGAAGGCTTTGCGCCAGGCTAAGTACGGGGCAAAGGATCTAGAGTCTGATCCACTTCAGAATCGCTCTAACAAACCTGAGGCGGACTGGAGCACTAAAGATCTTGTAGCAGAGTTTGGGGCTTTACTAAACCGTAGTCAAGCTCGTGATGTCCCTATGCAGCTTAACACTCAGCATCTTTCTATCTGGATCAACAAGATGGTTGGCGAAGGCGTAACTAGACAACAGATGCTTCTAGCTATTAGAATGTTCTTTGAGGACCCACGTCATCTTAACGACCCAGGTATTGGCGTTCAGATCTGGCGCAGGTTCATAGCGTACTACCCAACCGCACACGGCTTGGTTACCCGCGAAGAGTTACCTACATCCTATGTGGATGAAGAGTTCAAGGCTCAGCAAGATAAGATGCTCAGACTACTAGGAGGCAAGTAATGTACGACTTAAATAAGATCGCACCTACCATCCGTCACCGGATCCTACGAGCCAATCTGCCTATGAAGTCTATCGGTATGGAGCTCTCAGACCTCAATAACGGCCCTGCTGTGGATAAGGTCAAAATCTGGCTGGAGCAGGTTAGATCAGGAGTGGTCATTAAAAGCCCTGGAAGCCCCTTTAGCGGGCTTGGACTCCTACTGGTAGGGTTACCAGGTCACGGCAAGACAACCCTAGCCTCTGTGGCGGTTCAGGAGCTTATTCGAACAATGCCGTTTGACCTAGAACAGCCTGGTTTATTCTTGGACTACCCAAAGTTCCTACGACTTGAGAAGAGCGCATTCGAAGACAACAGTCTAGAAGATGACCTAAAAAAGATCTACGGGGATGATCGCCATTCAATACCTTTGTTTATCTTAGATGATCTTGGTAAAGAATATAAAACTCAGGCCGGTTGGTCAGAGAATGTTTTTGATGCTTTGATCCGTGCACGATTTAACGCAGGTCTTCCAACAATTATTACTACAAATGTCCGTACAGAAAGTTGGAGACGTACGTATGGTGAAGCAATGGCAAGCTTTGCCCATGAAGCATTCATGTGGGTTGAGGTAGAATCAGAGAATGGAGACTTACGAAAATGAAATTACCTGACATGTATTGGATGATCACGCAGCTTTTTCTATCTGACACTGGTGTGCACGAAGTGCATGTCCATCAGAGCACACATAAGTTGCGTTGCAACTGTCCTGGGTATACAACACGCAGTCAATGTAAGCATACTCGTTTTGTAAAAGAGAAGATGGCAAACAACGGTGGCACATACCCTGTAGAAATCTCAAACAAAGTTGATAGGTACAGTAGTGAGATGGCTGCCGAGGATCCAGTGGCTTTTAGAGAATTGCTGGTAAACTACGGCAAGATCGTAGCACTGTAGGAATGCGCGGGGGCGATATTTCTAACGAGATACCTATGAGGGTACTCGTATCCTTAGACTGCATACTTGCTAGGGAACTAAAGTTTAATAGGGTGCTTGGTATTCAAGTTCCTTATGAAGAAGTTACTTACAGCCGTCAAGCCCTATCAAGCTTCTGGCGGTTCAGAGATAAAAATGAGTACACCTTAGAGTTAGTAGGGTTCGAACACTCTCAGGAACAGATGGACGATGTGTTAGAAGATCTAGACAACCTAGGTACTAACCCATTTAATTATTCAAGAGCTTATCCGGTAGTTGCTGATCTTGTAGCAGAGCTTCCGTACAGACCGGAAATAAAATATGTAATTGATGTCAGCTCTCGTGGTATGCGCTACGGGCACTGGTTTCTAGACGAGGGAGCAATGCATGGCAGCAAATAATGAAGAGCGCTTGCTCTCCAAAGCCATACGCAGTAGGGATATAAGACCCCTTATTGAGTACGGTGTACAGGAGGACTGGTTCTTTAATGATCTTAACCGACAGGTCTGGAAGTTCGTTGCTAAGCATAACGAGAAGTATGGTGAAGTACCTACTGCCGTTACTGTAAAGGAAAACTTTCCTACCTATACGTTGCATGCCGTAGAAGATAACATCGAATATCTCTTAGATCAGTTGGTAGAGTACCGCAAGCGTCAGAAGACTATTGACACTCTGCTAGAGGCACAACAATCTGTACAGCTAGGTGACCACAATGCCGCTATACAGACTATGAGTTCTGCGGTGCAGTCGCTTCTTAACGACAACACCAGAGAGTCTAACGACGAAAACCTTAGCGAGAACCCATTAGAACGTTACGATGAATACTTGAGTATCAAGACTCGTCCTAACGGTTTACTTGGTATCTCTACAGGGTTTAAGACTATCGATGACATTACTGCCGGATTACTTAAACAACAGCTGTGGACTATAGTGGCCCCGCCTAAGACAGGTAAGTCTGTGTTAGCTATGCAGATGGCTATTCGTGCACAGGATGAAAACCTTAAGGTTATGTTTCAATCGTTTGAGATGACGGCTAGAGAAATGAAGACACGTTACGACGCTATGCGTGCACACATTTCACACGGTCGTTTGATCCGTGGTGCTTTGCGCACAGAGGAAGAAAAGCGTTACATGGATCATCTAAGTGAGCTCCGTCAAGAGTTTTGGATGCCAGATAACATTGCAGCACGAACCATCACTGGTTTGTCTGCAAAGATTGAGAAGTTCAAACCGGATATCGTATTCGTTGATGGTATGTACCTGATGATGGATGAAGAAACTGGAGAGACTGAGAGCGAACGCTCACTACGTAGTCTTACTCGTAACATGAAGCGTGTAGCTCAGCGTTATGATGTGCCTGTTGTGGTGAGTACTCAAGCACTGCGTTCTAAAATGCGTGGGGGAAAAGTAACTGCTGATTCTATTGGCTATACATCTTCTTTCTTGCAGGACTCAGACATTGTGTTAGCACTACAGCGACAGGACGAAGAAGATGATTCATCTAGATCTTTAACTGTTGCAGCAAGTCGTATTTCAGGTATGGGTTCAACAGATCTCATGTGGGATTGGGAGGAGGGTCGCTTTGAAGAGTATGCAGCTTTCAGTGGTATCAAGTCCGTTTGATGGAACACAACTGTGCACCTCATACAGTACTGATATCTTCTATCCAGAAGACTATGAAGAGGCCAGTGTTGCACAGGCCAAGACTATCTGCAACGATTGTTGGATTAAAGACAAGTGTTTATCATTTGCTTTAAGCACTAACGAAAAGGAAGGCGTATGGGGTGGAACCACCCCTATAGAACGCAAACGTATTCGCAGAAGGGTTAAATAAATGTACGAACGCAAAGAAGATATACAGATGGACCTCAGAGGAGAACCAGTACACATCTGTGTATGTGGGTCACGTCTATGGAATATCCAAGCAATGTTCGAAGATTACGAAGTCTCTATGTACTTTACAGAGATGCAGTGTGCAAACTGTGGAAGCTTAGCAACAGCTCCTACACTAGTCGATGCGCCTGGCTTTACTCCGGAGGACTAATGTACGCCGAGGGTTCAGTAGAAGGTGTCCTATCTAATCTAGGTATTGAAGTTACGCAGCGTGGTGATGAGTTGCTTGGTTTATGTCCCATGCACTTAGAGCGTACCGGGCGAGAGGATAACAATCCTTCCTGGTCTATGAATGCTGAGAGTGGTGTTCATCATTGTTTCTCTTGCGGTTACAAAGGCACCTTGCTTACTCTTGTTGGTGAGATCAAAGAGTTCACAACAACATGGGGGCGCGTAGACTTTGAGGCTGCCAAGGAATGGTTACGCAACAATGTTGAGGTTAACTTTGAGTATCTTGCACGCCAGCTGGAGGAGGCACGTAACAGTTACGTTCCTATCCCTGCACCTGTAGGTATGAGTGAGGCACGTCTGTCAATTTTTGACAGCGTAGCGCCTGATTGGGCTTTATCTGCTAGAGGTTTGACAGAGGATGCTTGTGTACTTCACGGTGTTAAGTGGAACTCAAACAAGAACTCTTGGATCACACCTATCAGAAATCCTAATGGCTTTAAGCTTATGGGGTGGCAAGAGAAGAGTCAGACAGAGCGGTTCTTTCGCAACCGTCCTACAGGCGTAGCTAAATCAAAGACATTGTTTGGGCTTGAGTTGTTTAAGAACGGGACCATGATTGTTGTAGAGTCTCCACTAGATGCAGTCAAGCTCTCATCATTGGGAGTTTTTGGTGCGGTGTCTACA